CACACCTCGGCGTCCTCGCCAAGTTCGGGCACCGGCACCTTCACCTTCGGCAGCGGACGCTTCCGCTTGAAGAACTCATCACGACTCAGAGCCATGCGCGCCTCCCTGCGTCACACCAATCAACCAAGGGCACCCGAGAGCTTGATCGTCACGGAGCCCGACTGCATGTCTTCCATCTGGGCACCAGCCTCGTAGCCGGTCATGTAGCCGAACGCCGACCACAGCGTCACAGCCGTGCCACCGTTGGCCCAGTACACGCTGACCACCTGATTGGTGGCGACGTTCGCCATGTCGGCGACGGGCTTCACGGCAGGGTCGTGCAGCACCTCGACCGAGACTTCGCCGGGGTCGTAAATGCTCGAGGCCACGAACTCCTTGACCGACGACAGCATGTGCGTCGCATCGGCCACGGCCCTCGCAATGCCGTTGTGATTCACCCCGGTGATCTTGTAGCCGGTCGCGGTGTGCAGCGCGGTGCCGAACGAAACGTAGGTGCCCTGTCCGATGTCAGCAGCCATGTTCAACTCTCCGAGTGGGTGATCTCGACTGTCAGGTCCGTCCGGTAGATTGGCGTCTGGTCGCCGGGGTTGGCAGGCTCTTGCTGGTCGTTTTCGTCCTTGACCGTAACGAGCCGAACCGCCGTCGTCCGCTTGAATTGTAAGGCTGCCCTGACCGCTCGCCCGAGGTTGCGGCAGTCCACCAGACGGGTCGAAATGCACGACACCGTGTACGTCGTCCGCGTGATCCCGGTCATCCCGGTCATGTGCATGTACGGCCCACGGTTGGCGTCCTGGCGGTCGATCACCAGGCACGGCAGCGTCGTCCCCTGCGGAGCCTGGACGGCGTATATCCTCGAGCCGACGGACGCTGCGATGTCGGCTGAGACCGACAGCAGCTGCAGCAGGGACTCGTCGATGAACGTCGTGGCTGGCATCACATCCCCTTGGCAGCACGGCGGGCGTTCTCGGCCACGGCCTTGTCCACGGACCGGCCCAGTTCCTCAACGAGTTGCTCGCGGATTCGCGGCAGCGTGCGGTCCGCCCACTGGCCGAACTTGCCTGTGCCCGGGACGGCAGCCACCTCAGGGAAGTACGCAGCCCCGCCGTCTTCGGCCCCGATCAGAGCCACCTTGCCCATGAGGTACGGATACCGCTTGGCCATCGTCATGGGCACCCGCAACATGGATGCGTTCTTCGGCTTGCGTACCTTCACGCCGTTCTCGATCCACCAGGCGTGATACCCAAGCCCGCCCTTCTTGAACTTCTCGCCACGTCGGAACCCGAGCACGGCCGTCTGGGTCTTGCCGCGGACCTTGGCTTCCGTGAGCACGCCCACCGACCGCTTCAGATTGCCCGTCGGCCCCTTGGCAACCAGGGCTTTCACTTCGGGGATATATGGCTTGGTGACCTTGTTCACGCTCGCCCGCAGGTACTTTTTCTGGACGCCAACACGCAGCCCATCAAAACGCTTGAGCACGTCTTGGATGTCCGATGCACTGGCACTGACTTGGAAGGCCATTAGTCCGTCACCTCTGCCACCAGTAGTTCGTGCTCGGCCCGGTAGCCTCGCTCGACAACGCTAGTGATCTCAAACGTGCGGCTTTCGCAGACGATCCTCATCTTGGCTTTCAACCCCGGCGTGTAGTGCAGCATCACCTTGTGGGTTACGTCGGAGCCGGTCGCCATGGCAGACACGCTCTCCGATCCCGACAGCGGCATGATGCCAACCCACCGAGTAGCAAACGTCGCCCACGACAGGATCGGCTCACCGATGGCGTTGGCCGACTCCGTCGGAGTCTGGATCGTCGCCAGCCGGTTGAGCGTGCCAGTCTTCATGTGCCAACGACCACCAACGTAAAGCTCGCCGTCCCCGAGTACGCCGAGACGTTGAAGCCCGCCGTGCCCCCGCCCCTGGCGTCCGACAACGCAACACGGCTCGCGGAACTGATCGCCGCCCCCGACCCGGACGCCTCAGCACAGCGGGCCGCAGCCGAGGCAGCGAAGGCGAACCGGTCCACTGTCGCGAGCGTGACGAGCGATCCGTCCGCGTCCCGGTACGTGCTGGGGGCCACAGCAATCGCCACAGAGGCCGTGCCGCAGGTGCCAGCGACAACAACCACCTTGCCAGCCGTGTAGGCGTCCGTGCTCGTCAGCGAGATCCGCTGGACGATCTGTACCGCTGTGCTCGTCGCCGAATCCGTGAAGCCCACGTCGATCGCGATCCGTCCCTCAATGCTCATGCGTACTGCCTCCAGCGGAGGTTGGCCAGCAGGGCCGATACGGCCATTTCCAGTTCACGACCGACGCTGCCTACGGCTTCCCGGTTCGCGTACCAGTGACCCACCAACATCTTGATCGCATGCTTGGCCGGCGTCGGCACGTTCGCCGCTCCACCGTAGCCAGCCAGGTACGTCACCTGCACCGCCTTGTCGTCGAGCCGCACGCTCGGCCAGTTCTCCAGGTACTCCGGGTAGACGAGCGAAGGGACGTGGTCGCGGTCTAGGCGGAACTGCTGCGTTCCAGACTGCGCCCACGTCAGTGTTTGCGTGGTGCCCCCCTGGTCCACGTAGGAAATAGTCACCGTGGCGCTCGCGGCCGTCGCATGCAAGCGGACGGGCGGGCGCGGAAGCCCAATCCGCAAGTCCACGAAGTCGTCGAACGCCACGGTGTATTGCTTGTCGGCAAAGGTGCGGTCGCAGTAGTCCTCGCACCACTCGGTTGCCGTGTCGATCAGCACGCCGATGTAGGTGTCGTCGGTCGTCATATCGACGATCCGCAGATGCTCCTTGGCATCCGCCACCGATACGGGCCGATCGCCTGACCCGCTGGCCGTAGCGACGATGAGCGACCGGTAGTTGCTACTTGCCCGCACGGCGTCGCCTCCCAGCCTTGGCGTAGGGTGCTTCGGCTCGCTCGACCTCCTGCGGCTCGTCAGCCACGGCGAACCTAATCTGCGGCTGCTCGTCACGCACGGCGTAGCCAGAACGCACCAGCATGTCCGCCAGGCCGCCGGTCACGTCCACGACCTGACCCGTCTTGTACGTGCGGACAGGCCGAGTGATCCGCACCGAGACCGTCGGATACTGCGTGCTGCTCATTGCCACACCTTGTCAGGGGGTTGCCCGCCTCGATCCCAGAAATCCCCAGGATGCTGGAGCAACGGCTGCATGTTGTGATCCGGCCACTTGAACCAGACCTCGGCATGACCGAGAGCCACCCGCGGGCAAACGCCCAACTTCAGCCCGGCCTTCTGAGCCTCGATCCAGAAGTGGATGTCGTCGTCGATCCGGCCGTCGTCCCACCGGCCATCTGCGTTTGGCCGGCCGAAGAACCACGGGTGCTGCAGCTTCTTCAGGGCCGACGCCCGCAGGAGCGTGAACCCGAAGTGAGCCGTGTTCACGGGCATGATGTTGTGATAGATGAGCTGGTCGCGGCCGATGCTCCCGGCCCGAGTGCCGTCCTCGCTCATCATCGTGAACAGCGGCTCATCGTGCCGCCGCTTCATCTGCACCGCAGCCACCACGTCGTAGTCCGACGCCGAGGCGTAGGTCAGTAGACGAGGTAGTGCATCCGGCTGGAAAATGGAATCGTAGTCGAGCGTCAGGATCCACAGCGGAGGGCCGTCAGGCTCGGGGTCGTTCTCGACCATGTCAGTCATGACACGCTCAAGGCACTGGCCCCAGAAAGCCCCTTCCAGCCGCACGGGTGCGACGCCGTAGGGGATGAGCCCTCTCGGCCAGCAGAACATGTGGTCCTGCCAGCCCAACCTCGGAACCGACATCGCGCAATGCACGCGAACCGGCCCCGAGCCAGTATTCAACACAGCCGGCTTTATGCCGGCGATCGGAGAAGCAGCCGCGCCCACGGCGAACCTCGTTTCAGGTTGTCGTCAAACTTACCCCAGGACCACGCGGTTGGTGACGTTCGCGTCCGACGCCGAATCGACGCCAGACTCGCCGCGACCCAGACGGGCCGCCACCACCACCGTGTTGTTACTCGCGTTGCTCGTCGCAGACGAGCTCGGCGTGACCGAGACCTGCACGTAACGCTTGAGGCCCTTCGTGCTGACCTCGAACCGGCTGACGTTGACCGTCGCCGTGTTGCCGACGCCAGACAGCGTGTAGTCCGTGTTCTGGATCAGGCTGGCGATCGTGCCGTAGCTGCCGTCCGTGTCGCT